CATACATAATGTCAGTGAGGAGACGAGGGGAGAGGATACTGACGGGGACTCCGAGGATTCGGATATCGACAATTCACAAAGCCAAAGGTGGAGAGGCGGATAACGTAGCTCTACTACTTGACTCAACTAAGGCCTGTGTTGAAAGTTTAGATCAAGATTCTGAGATTAGAACTTTCTATGTGGGAGCAACTCGTGCTAAAAAAACATTGCACTTAATCGAATCAACAGCATTAAATAGGTTTAACATATGAAAAAAGATAGAGAATTTTTTTTAAAAGAAGCAGAAAAACTAATCAATGGACAGAGAGCCAAGGAGTATGGACCTGCTAAAAAGAACCATCAACGTATAGCTGATATATGGACTATACTGTTAGATAAAAAATTGAATGGTGCAATCACTCCAGAGGAAGTTGTGGCTTGTATGATAGGAGTCAAAGTAGCTCGTCTTGCCGAAGATATTTCAAAAGACGATTCTTGGACAGACGTTATAGGGTATGCAGCTTTAGGTGGAGAAATTATAAATGACAAAACATGATCAATATCACTTACTTGATCAAGATATTAAAGATGTATCTTGGGGGAATGTAGATTCTGATTGGGAACCGCCTCAAACACTTCCAGATCTATCACAACATACAACTATATCTATTGACTTAGAAACAAAAGATTCAAACCTTTTAACTCTTGGACCTGGGTGGACTAGGAAAGATGGGTACATAATAGGTATAGCAGTTGGTGCTGGCGACAGTGCTTGGTATTTTCCTACGGGACACAAGGTTGGTAACATGCCAAAGAATGCCGTGTATAGTTGGTTAACAAAACTTTGTGCAGACAAATCAATATCAAAAGTATTTCATAATGCTTTGTATGATTTAGGATGGCTTCGAGCCGAGGGCATAGAAGTTAAAGGCAAGATCATAGACACTATGATTGCTGCTCCTTTATTAGATGAAAACAGAAAATGGTATAATCTTAACTCACTTGCTAGAGATTACTTGGGAGAATTTAAAGACGAAAAATTATTAAAGTCTGCTGCAGAAGAGTTTGGTGTTGATGCTAAGTCTGGTATGTGGCAACTACCTCCTAGATATGTGGGTAAATATGCCGAGCAAGATGCTTTGATAACCTTAAAACTTTGGGAAAATTTAAGAAAGAAAATAACTCAACAAGAATGCTCAAGTATTTTTGAATTAGAAATTGATTTACTTCCCGTGCTGTTTGAAATGAAAACGAAGGGAGTTCGTGTTGATGTTGAGAAAGCTCACGACACAAAGAAAAAACTAACTAAGATAGAAGAATCACTTGTACAAGAGATAGTCAAAGAAACTGGAATCACGGTTGAACCTTGGGTCGCCACATCTGTAGCAAAGGTCTTTGATGCTGTGGGACTTCCGTATTCTCGCACAGAAAAGTCCGGGGCACCCATGTTTACAAAACAATTTCTTGCTAATAACACTCATCCAATTGCACAAAAAATTATAAAAATTCGAGAAATAAATAAAGCTAATACGACATTTGTTGATACAATTCTTCAACACTCTCATAATGGTAGAATACATTGTGATTTTCACTCCCTAAGATCCGATGGTGGAGGAACTGTAACAGGGCGATTTAGTTCAAGCAACCCCAATTTGCAACAGATTCCTGCACGAGATCCTGAGATCAAAAAATTAATTCGTGGTTTGTTTATCCCGGAGGAGGGCCACAAATGGGGTTCCTTTGATTATGCATCACAAGAACCAAGATGGTTAGTTCATTATTGTGCTACCTTGACAGGTTTAGATCGACACCCACAAATAGATGACGTTGTTAAAATGTATCACGATGGTAATGCTGATTTCCATCAAATGGTTGCAGACATGGCAAAAATTCCTAGAAAACAAGCTAAGACAGTCAACCTTGGTATTATGTATGGAATGGGTAAAGGTAAACTTGCTAATGTTATGGACATAGATATAGAAGAAGCAGAGAAACTTTTAGAAACATATAATCAAAAAGTTCCTTTTCTAAAAGCATTGTCTGAAAAAGCCATGAACCGTGCTGCGAATACTGGTGTTATAAGAACATGGCTAGGTCGTAAATGTAGATTTGATATGTATGAACCTGTGTCCTATGGATTCAATAGAGCTTTACCTATGGAACAAGCTATCAAAGAATATGGAAGTAAAGGCAGAATTAGAAGAGCCTATACATACAAAGCTTTGAACAGATTAATACAAGGATCAAGTGCCGATCAAACTAAGAGAGCTATGGTCGAATGCTATAAAGAAGGACTATGCCCTACTTTAACTGTGCACGATGAATTGTGCTTCAACATAGAAAGTCAAGAACAAGCCGACAAGATTGTAGAAATCATGACAACTTGTGTTCCAGACTTAAAGATACCTTTTGAAGTAGATACTGCTCTATGTGATAATTGGGGAGAAGTGGATTAATAACTTGCCTTTGATAAATGATCACACAATTCTGTTAACGGATCTTCTTTCGATTTTTTGGAACTTGTTTTTGGTGCTTCATTTTTAAAAACTTCATAAGCATGTGATCTAATATTTGATCTATGAATACCTATGTCTTTTAATGTCGCATCATCTAAGCTGTGTAAAGCTGTAATTGTTCTTCCTATCTTAAATTTGTAAAACCACTTCGATAACATTTCTATTCCTTTTTTGTTTGTTAATGCTTAACTCTGCATTTTATTTATACATTGCTTCTTAATAATAAAAAACTAGCAAAAGTGAAACAAATAAGTGCCAAAAAAGCATGAATTAATACTAGGCTATCTATCTTAAATGTACAAAAGAGAAGACTATTTTAGGTACCAATCATACCAAAGCCTTATGCTTCAACGATTCTGAGGCATCTGAGAGCCTCGCTTTTTCACTGATTCCATAATTTCGTTACGTTTTAGGTTGGATAGGGCTGACCACACTGATATTTCATCGAGAGTCCTAAAGCATCCAATACAAATATTATTTTCTATTTTGCAGACGTTTTGACACGGGCTTACAATAGGCTGTGATCTTTCTGAACTTGGCATCGGGGTATGGAATCTCTGGTTGTTCGTTTAATCGTTTAGCAAAATAAAGGCAATCATTAACATTGGGGAATGTTTGGTCTTGATTAATTATTATCGTGCCTATCATATAGACTAAAGCAAACTCTATCATTCATCTTTGGTTTTCCAAAAGTATTCGTCTGTATCACCAAGTCTAAATTTTTGACCATTCTCGACTTGATACTCTATTGTACTCACTTTGAAGTCTGGTTGCAATGGCTCTTGGGGTGTCAAAGAATTGTCATAAACTCTCATTCTGTTGTTTGGATACAAACAGAACTGCCCATTTTTTAATTCTAAAAGATTAAAAGATTTATGTTCTGCTGGTGTTTCGCTGGTGGAATAGTCAACTACGTTTGGATCTTGATGATAGTTATCAATAGTACAAATATATGTACCCGTCATTGTACCGTGATCTCTTGTTAGTATTTCAAAGGACATCGATCCTATAAATTGTTTACAAATAGATACCACGCCATAATCCATACAATTCCAAAACTGAAGATTGTAAAGATCCATATCTGGGGTCGGGGTATCGGGGCTTGATACGAATGCTGAAATAGGAAGTTTGTCATACAAAGCACCATAATCAGGAAGGTAAGTTTCAAAGTAAAAACTTCTACCAGGAATAGATTTTGCAGTAACCCATACACCTTTTACGAATTCCCCATGTCCATCTTGATGATCCCTTAAATATTCTCGTCTAACCCATACATCTACTGATGGTAAATTGCAAAATAAAGTAGACATTAATGCATAGTCATCAAAGGAAGTGAGTACGAGTTATCGTGATAATCCCCAGATTCAATAAAATCTCTTGTAACTATTTGTCTTTTTAAAACACCGTCTTCTATTCTATAAGTTATTAGTTCTTGTCTAATAACTCCTTCAGTGCCTCGTTCTAAAGATTGTTTAAAAGGACCGTCTTCCATTATATAATACCTTTCGTATATCCGTTTGCTCTTGTATATGTTAGCACATCTTTTCTGTTAGCAACATCATTAACGTAAGATACATGAACCCAACCAGAGTTAGGGTCGATACCGTCCCAACATTCTAATATTAATTGATCAAAGTTTAAATTGTTCTCAATGTATTTTGCCAGATCATAATTACTTACGCCATATATTTCTATGTCTGCTGCTTCTCCATCACAATGTTGTGAAGTGGATTTTGATCCAATGGCTTCACACAAAGCAACACTTCGATAACCTGAATTAATATTGATTGGTTTAGCAAATGCTGATCTAACTCTCTCTAGTACATTATGACATAAAGATTCCATAGCTATAACATGTATTTCATTTGGCTCGTTAGCTATGCCTTTTCTTTCGGCTGTCTGTGATTTAGTAAATTCTGTTAACGAAAAGTTGTCTGATAGTTTCATCTATTCCTCGCTATTTGCATATTTTTTAGAAC